AGGTTGAGCAGGCATTCAGAGAGTATACATCTGGAACAGCAAAAGCGTATATGTACGCTGACAAGTTAGGATTTATTGACCGTTGCGTAGAATGCCTGAACGGTAATGAGGATTCAGATAAGGTTGTAAATTCACTGGTTGAAGAAGCGATGATTGCCGAATGGAGAAATAATGGTGAAATTATTAAGGAAGATGATATATACAGTTTTGAATTTATGGAAGATTGCTACAAGAAAGGCAAGGAAGATGCAAAACTGGACTCTCATTTCGGAACTGACAATCATCACATTTACGACCAGATTCAGAAAGTTCTGGTGCAGGTAATTACAATTGTAATGAATTATCAGGATTAAGGAGGACGCAAAATGTTAATCAGAAGTCAGAATAAGATATCTCTGGTAAAGTTTGAGAATATTGTTATAAACATCAACAATATCAATGGCAAAGAAATCATTTGTTGGAGTCAGATGAATCCAGGAGAAGATGAATATATTTCATTGGGTCATTATTCCACCAAAGTAAAAGCCATGAAAGTACTGGATATGATTCAGGAAGCCTATGCAGATGCGGCGTTAATTCCAATGGCAGTTCCGAATATCGGAAAGATGTTCGCAGAAGCATCAGCATCAAAAGAGAATGAACTTTTAGCTGAAGCTATTGGTAAAGCACTTACGAATAAAATGGTCTTTCAGATACCAGAGGATTCGGAGGTGGAAGTATGAAACATGTAAAAGAATTACTGAAAAAAATACATTGAAGCTGATAATCAAATCCCCGAAGAAAGAGATGCATTTGTAACTTATATGGAATTAATTGCTGAATTGCAAGAAGCCATCGAACAGGACGAGAAAGAAAATGGTTGGATTCCAGTCAGTGAGAGATTACCGGAAGACGGAACATATATCACTACTTTAGACGGAGAGCTTGTCGGACAGGAAGAACCATTCACGGGAATGTGCGGTATCGAAAATGGAAAATGGGATGATGAAGACTGTGTTATTGCCTGGATGCCACTTCCAGAACCATATAAGGAGGACGAGCTATGATTACATTCTTATTAGGACTTGCACTTGGAATTATAGTCGGAGTGGTCGGTCTTGCATGCGTAGCGATCATGTACGACAAGCACCACCCAGACAAATAGAAAGGAGAACGGTATGCTGACAAGGAATAAGAAGCTGAAAGACTACGGTATTCCGGCAGAGGACATTGAAAAACTGAATACGATGCTGAAAGACTTCCCGGCAGAGTACGGATACCTGCTTTCCAGTGCTGCCTTGTCAGCTTGCCCGAAAAACACGGTGATAGCGGATATGGTAATTGAGAATATCCTACACCGGAAAAGTTACAGGAAAATCAGTAAAGAAAAATATATCCCGATGAACCCGAAAGACTTTTATGGATACAGACGCAAGACCGTCGCTGTACTGTATGAGAGGATGCGGTTGTTGGGAGTGTGGGAGGAAAAATAAATGAAAGAATATAAATGTCCAAAGCAGAAACACGTAGACGATGCTAATAGCAAACAAGACGATATTGCAAGCATCATTTATAGCACTCTCGATCATATGTATTGCGATAATTGCAGATTCAATAGCGAAATTAAAGAAAGTGATAATGGTGAATGGAACTGTGATGAATGCCACAGAAAATATAATGGATGGGGAATTTCCATGCAGGAAAGTAATAAAATCGCAAAAGAAATTTTAAAACAGTTAGGAGAATAGAATATGAGCAGACTGATTGATGCAGACAAAATAATTGACTCTCTTGGAAATTCGGATATGGATTTTGCAATAGGTGCAGTTATTGACGAACAGCCGACAGTTTTTGATGTGGACAAGGTTATTAGTGAATTGAAAAGAGATAAATTCGTTGAATCAGAATGTATCTTATCTGACGTACATCAAGGATATAATGCTGGACTGAACAGAGCAATCGAAATCGTGAAAGGCGGTGGAGTTGAATGAGAGAAATTCTTTTCAAGGGAAAGCGGATTGATAATGGATAATGGGTAGTGGGGAATCTCATCAGTGCTTCAGACGGAAGACGGGCTATCAGTGAAACTAGTGGAAATTGGGAGTTATATACGTGTTTTCCGAAAAACATCTGTCAGTTCACAGGACTTTGCGACAAGAACGGTAATAAAATTTGAGAGAATGACATTTTGATGTGCCATGGAAACCCAAAAGACCTTGCAAAAGTGCTATTTGGAGAATTTGGTGTAAGAAATATTGAAACCGGCTCCATAGTAGACAAAGTTATCGGATGGTATTACGAGATTATTCCGACAGATGCAATCAGCAGATGCGAACCATTCTGCTGGCCAATGCCACTGACCAAAGATTATATCGACAGGTGCGAAATGGAAGTGGTTGGCAATATTTTTGATAATCCAGATTTATTACAGGAGGAATTAAATGAGTAAATCAGTATTAGTGATGGATACACCAGAGAATTGCGGAAAATGCAAATTTATAAGCGGATTTTGGTGCAGAGCAATGAATGGTAGGAGAGTTCCAAACAATGATGTGATTCCTAATTGGTGTCCATTGAAGCCACTACCGGAGAAAAAAGAATATATCGTTCCAATTGACAATGTGGAAGCTAACAAAGATATTATTGCGGTTGGCTGGAATGCTTGTATTGATAAGATTACAGGAAAATCATGAAAAAGCTGAGTTGTGAACACATGATTTCATATAGGAGGTGAAATATGAGTTTTACTATAACATTCCCAGTAGATATTGGAACATTTGTAATTACAGATACAAGTGTTGATTTAAATGATCCGAATAATTTAAAAGGAAACTTAGGAAGTATATCATGTTATCAATGTGTTGATGACAAAGAAGATGATTTTATTGTTATGGTATCTGGATATAAAGATTCTTGGTGTGGTGAATATTTGCTTAGTAAATTAAAAATTGCTACAGACAAGCAAGTTAAAGAATACGAAATGGTAATGGGAATAAAGCAAATGGATATTGATGAAATTATAGGAGGAGGTTCTGATGATTGATTTAAGAAATACATGTGTTCTGGTTAGAACAAAAGAGGAAAACGAAATGCTTCTTAAAGAAGCTGAAAAACAGGGATTCCAATGGCCTACAAAAAACTATTGCAGACCATTACCAAAACAACATTTTCCAGACATTTTAAAATTTTATGAAGACAAAGATGTTACCCGCGAAGCACATATTGGCCCAGACTCAACTTTCTACGAAGCATCAGAACTCCTCGGCACAAAAGAAATGTCTGCAAGAGAGTTTGCTGAACGGATTGCAGATGTAAGCAATTGTTGCGAACGTGAATGTATAGGATGTGTGTTGGACAACAGGAATAATAAGTGCAACACGGATTTGTGCAATACACGTAATTGGGAAAATAATATAGATGAACTTCTTGAAATTGCAAAAGTAGGAAAAGGGACAGTTCCTACACCCGAAGAGAAAGCAATTGAAAATATTGAGAAGTTTATCGAGAATCCAGATCGTGCAGCGTTGAATGATGAGTTTGTAGAATCTTTGAAGCTGGCAGTTGAGAAGCTGAAAGAGGTGAAGTAGATGGAGAGATTAACAGAAAGATATGATATTGCACCAGACGGAGAATCAGATATCTGGGTTAAACAGCACGATTACATTTCAGCGGCGCGAAAGCTTGCCGAATATGAAGACTTAGAAGAACAGGGCTTGCTTGTGAGATTGCCGTGTAAGGTCGGAGATATGGTGTGGGATAACGATTTTGGATATCCGGAATCGTATGAAATAAACGCATACTCATATGGATATTGCGACAGTTATGTAGAATCAGGTGTAGGAATAGAAGATGAAATTATATTTTATTACGAAAACTCTATCGGTTCAATAACAGGAGCTTTTCCAATGAGTGAAATTGGTAAAACAGTATTCCTCACCCGCGAAGAAGCCAAAAAGAAGCTGGAGGAGATGAAGAAAAAATGAATTCCATAATTGTTTATTGGGATGATATTGTTGATAAGTTTGATGCTTGTCAAATAATAGATAAATTTATTTATGATTCGTTTACGATGCTTATTAGTCCTAATGAATATGCTCAAACAGGGTTGATTTTTGAAATAGCAACTAATAACGGGAATCCTAATGAATGCTCTTGCAAAGCCATCTTCGTAGACTTGGAAAAAGAAAAAGAGGTATACATAGGAGAATTTAATTGGAGTGTGCATGGTGAATATACTGCTGTAGAAATATACGAAAAAGATAGAGAATACGAGGAAGCTTATGCAAACTGGGCGAGTAATATATATGCAATAATGTCTTATATAATGACGACCGAAAGAAAAAGAGTGGAAAAGCAAAGGCCTGTGCAAATGGCGAATTCCAAAAAGAAGCATAAAGCTAAAAGTAAAAATAAGAGCGTCTATCTTCTTTCGGAAATCGTGGATTACGTGAATGATAATGACCTGCTAATAAAACCAAGTAAAAATCACAAAATCACTTGTCCTTGTTGGAACGTAAGAGGACATTACAGGACGTATAAGAGCGGCAAGAAAGTATTTGTAAAGCCTTTCGAGAAAGGGAAAGAACGTGGAAAAGTAGCACCAAAACAGCATGTTTATACGATTTGAGAGGAGTGATAAATATGCCAGATAAACTTACGCCAGAAATAACCCCACAGCTCGCTATATCAGCATTCACAGTACTACATCAATATTGCAGCTCAATCAGTCCACATGACTGCATCAGATGTACATTTTACGAACATTGCCCGGAGTGTTTCATGGGGTGTCCGGGAGATCAGGGTGAGACGATCAGAAAATTACAAAGCAATGAATAAAATTAGAGAGTCGGTATTTACCGGCTCTTTTTAGTGCAAAATTCCTCAAACATGTACCACAACTTTTCTGCCAACCTATGATAGAATATACTCAGAAGTGTTACTATGGGGTTTTATAGCCAGAAATGAGGTGATAATATGGCGAACTTAAAAGCAGTTACAAGAAAACTTCAAAAAGCTATATTATCCACCGGATTAGTCATAAAAATCGGAACATCACAATTCTATAGCCACGAACAGGAACGATTAATTACAGTAACGATCATATCAACACCAGTGTTTAGACCAACAAAACGTGGCGAATGGAAAGATTGCGATTATGAAATATTACGAACTGCATCCCAGTATGATGTGGTTATGTGCCTAAAAGAAATATGGGAGGCAGTCAGAAAATGAGGATAGACAGAGGTGATTAGATGAACTTAACGCCTAAACAGGAAGCGTTTGTAAAAGAATATATAAAAAATGGCGGAAATGCATCTGATGCCGCAAGGAAATCTGGATATAAAAATTATGAAGTGGAAGGCTATAGATTGATAAGAAATGATAAGGTTTTATCTTATATAGCCAAAAAGCAGGCTAAAATCGAGAAACAAAAATGTACTGACATCATGTCTCTGGCAGAAATCCAGCAGCGCCGTTCCATGATCGCAAGAGGTGAGCTAAAAGATTCGTTCGGTTTCGCTCCGGACTTCTCCGACCAGCTAAAGTCCATGAATGATCTGGAAAAAACGCTTGCTATAAAAGAAGCCAGAGAAGAGCAGCGGAAAGCAGAAGAAAAAGCCAGATTACAAAGTGAATATCATATTGATCTGGATATTGTCCCGGACGTATTTCATAAAATGATTAGAGATATCCGGAAAAAGAAACATAGCGAATACATTCTCCCCGGCGGGCGTGGATCCATGAAGTCATCGACAATATCATTGATTATACCGGAACTGCTGAAGAATAATTCGAACATGCACGCTCTGATTCTTCGAAAAGTCGGGAACACAATAAAAGATTCTGTTTATGCTCAGATGAAATGGGCACTGGATAAGCTGAACCTGTCAGAGGAATTTACCTGTAAAGTGTCCCCTATGGAGATTACATATAAGCCTACTGGACAGAAGATATACTTTCGTGGTGCTGATGATCCGTTGAAGATTAAGTCCATCAAGCCGGAGTTTGGTTATATCGGCATTGTCTGGTTTGAGGAACTTGATCAATTTGCCGGTCCAGAAGAAATACGAAATATTCAGCAGTCTGCGATTCGTGGTGGTAACGAAGCGTACAAGTTCAAATCATTCAACCCGCCGAGAAGTAAAAATAACTGGGCAAATGAATATACGGCAGAAGCAGAAGAAAAAGATGATAGCGCACTGGTTGTGCATAGCACATACCTTGATCTTGACATTGAACAGGAATGGCTCGGAGATATATTTCTTGCAGATGCCGAACATCTGAAAGAAGTAAATCCAGATGCTTACGACAATGAGTATTTAGGCCATGCTAACGGAAATGGTGGAAATATCTTTGAATATATCGAAGAAAGAACTATCACGGACGAAGAAATTAGTCACTTTGATAGAATCTATCAGGGTGTTGACTGGGGATGGTTCCCAGATCCTTATGCATTTGCGCGGCTCTATTATGACCATGCAAGAGAGACAATTTATTTTCTTGATGAAATTGGCGAAAACAAAAAGTCAAATGACTGGACTGCTGCCGAAATCAAGAAGCGTGGTTATGATGACTATGTGATCACTTGTGACAGTGCTGAGAATAAATCTGTAAATGATTACAGGGACGCAGGACTTCCAGCAAGAGGAGCAATCAAGGGACCTGGCAGCGTTGAATACTCAATGAAGTGGTTGCAAAAAAGAAAATTAGTGTTTGACCCTGCTAGAACACCAAAAGCCTTAAAAGAGTTCAAGAAGTACGAATACGAGAGAGACAAGGACGGAAACATTATAAGCGGTTATCCCGACAAAGATAATCACTTTATAGATGCTTGCAGATACGCCACTGAAGAGATGTGGAGAAGAAGGGGGTACAGTGCATAAAATGTTAGATAGGTACTTTTCAGATAAAATAAATAAATTCTTAAGCATCGGTTTAAAAATATATGGATCATCTGACATTAACGAAATCTTAAAAGTTGTAGAATATGAAGACATTATTGTGCGAGATACTTCTGTAAGATGGATGGATTTTAAAAGGTAGATTAAATGGGACTTATAACAACACTAAAAAGGTGGTTTAACATGATTTTTAAAAAACAAGCCGAAGAGGACTTTAACATCCAGGCGGCAGAGTTTCCAGAAATGGAAGCGCTGATTAACCGGTGTGCGAACATCTATAGGGGTGCGCCGGAATGGCTGGATGATGAGGATAATATCAAGACGATCAATTTCGCGAAAACTGTCTGCTCAGAGACAGCACGGCTCACAACGCTGGCAATCGGCATCCAGATCGGCGGTTCCGCAAGGGCTACATGGCTTCAGAAACAGATTAACAAGGTATATTTTCAGATACGTCACTGGGTAGAGTACGGATGTGCTTACGGAACAGTATTTATCAAACCAAATGGTGAGAGTCTTGACGTATTCACTCCGGCAGATGTGATGATTGTAGATTACGATAATCAGGAAATTAAAGGGATTATATTCAAAGATTCTTATACTGTTGGACGAAAATACTATACACGGCTTGAATATCATCGTTTTGTTGAAACCACCGTGGACGGCGTGACAACTTACCCATATTATGTTTCTAATAGAGCCTATGTATCAAAATCCCCTCAGTCAATTGGCAATAAGATTGACCTTAAACAGACCAAATGGGCTGATCTCATGGCAGATACGCCACCGATTCTCAAGGCAAACGGAGAAAAGCTGGACGGACCGCTTTTCGGAGTTCTACGGACGCCACAGGCGAACAATGTGGATATTAGCACACCACTGGGCTTGCCGGTTTTTGCTGAAGGCATTGAGGAGCTGGGAGACATTGATGTTGCGTATAGTCGGAACGCGGGGGAAATTAAAGACTCTCAGAAGATTGCTCTGTTAGATGATAGACTACTGATGCCAAGCGGTACACCTGTTTCAGCCATGTCACCACGAGGTATGGAGAACAGGCGAAACGAGATGAAATTGCCGCATTATGTCAAGAACGTGTTCGGACAGGACGAAAAAGAGTTTTATCAGGAAATCAATCCACAGCTCAACACGGATGCACGGTTGGCCGGAATCAATGCGCTACTGTCACAGCTTAGCTACAAATGTGGATTTAGCAGTGGTTATTTTGTGTTTAACGAGAAAACTGGAATGGTGACGGCTACGCAGGTGGAAGCGGACGACCGCCGGACAATTCAGTTTATTAAGGACGTTCGGGATAAGCTGGAGGATTGTCTGAATGGCGTAATCTATGCACTCAATGTTTTTGCCGACCTGTACGATCTAACTCCGGTGGGCGTTTATGAAACAACATACGACTTCGGAGACATAACCTACAACAGAGAAGAAGACCGTGCAAGATGGTGGCAGTATGTTGTACAGGGAAAGGTTCCAGCATGGCTGTTTTTCGTAAAATTTGAAGGAATGACCGAGGAAGATGCGAAAGCAATGGTCAAAGAAGCTCAACCAGACGAACCAACATTATTCGGAGAGGAGTAAGAAGATGGCAGATACGTTCAAGGGAATAATCACAGCAGATGGAAAAAAAAGAACGTTTGCAAGAGAAGCAATTACGCCGGAATACGTATCAGACAAAACCCTATCCGTAGACGGTGGCTTTGCTGATGCGAAAGTAACTGGTGACGTAGTTAAGTCACTAAAGGAAGATTTAGTTAACTTAGAGAATGGTACATGTATTTTAAAAGGAGAATTTGACGTTGGTAATATCAAAGGTACTACTGGTGAATATGAACGTGATTATATTTATCAGGTATCGAATAAACATCCCATTTCCTATGATACAAATTTAATATTATATATTAAAGATGGATTTCAAGTTGTTTTTTCTTGGTATGATAACGATGGTAGTTTTATAAAAAAAGATTCGTTTATAAAAAATAGAAAAGTAATAACGGCAAATACAAAGTTTTCGGTGACTATTTTTAAAACAGGAATTACAACCGGAATTGCTGATATTCACGAATATTTAAGCGCAATAACATATGAATGGGAATTGATAAATTTAACTAACAGAAATGATATATTAAAGAATTACATGAAATTTGTATATGGTTCTTTATCAAATGGTATTCCGATTTCAACAACTGCATCAAGATTTAGAAGCAAAGATATCTCTTGTGCATATTATGATACTACTTTTAGGTCGTTGGAAGATAGATTTGTTTTAGCATATCATTCTTATGATGAAAATGGTAATTTTTTATATGATAGTGGGTGGAATTATGAAGTATCAGTAAGCAAAGGCACTAAGTATAGACTATTATTGAAAGATACTATGGAGGAGTATAAAGAAGGCGATATAGAATCAATTACAGAAAAATATATGGTATCGTATAATGGTATAGAAAGTAATAAACATTTTATAGATGAATTAATTGACAAAAAGACAGTAAATCATTTTAATGATTATACTGTAATAATGGCTCACCGTGGATATTCAAGTATTGCTCCAGAAAACACAATGCCAGCGTTTGAATTGGCATATAAATATGGGTGCAGATGTATTGAAACAGATGTTGTTTATACATCCGATAAAGTTCCAGTTTTGTGTCATAATATAAATATTAACAATACAGCTAGAGATAAAGATGGAAATGTATTACCAGAAACAATCAATATTTCTACTATTAGCTATGAGGATACAAAGCAGTATGATTTTGGAATTTGGAAAAATGCGAAATATAAGGGAACTAAAATGTGTACACTCGAAGATTTCTTATATTTTTGTAAAATAAGGTCGATACAACCTATTGTTGAATTAAAAACAGGATATGATAACAAATGGATAAAAGAAGCGTATAATGTGGCAAATAAATTAGGGATGCTTGATAAAGTTGTATGGAATTCTTTTGAATATTCATTTCTAACTTATATACATAGTCTATGTGAATTTACTAATTTTTTTGTAAATGTAGATGGAGATATAACTGATGATGTAGTAAATTCAGCAATTAGTCTTAAAACAGATAATAACACTGTTTATATAGGCTCTACTGTTAATAACCTTACGGCTATTGGCATTTCTAAAGCGCTGGCTAAAAATATTCAAGTAGGAGTTGGTACAACAGATGAAGTATCAGTGGCAAAAAATTTTTGTAAAAATGGAGTACATTTTGTATGTACTAACGCATTATTAATTGATGATTTAATCAACTTTTCCGAGTGATATCTCTAAATATAACTGGCTATGGAAATGCCATTTTTAATAACTTAGACATTGAAGTAGTTAATTAAAGAAGGATTTAGTTAACCATCAAAAAACTAAAACATGTACCACGACTTTTATCGAAAGAGGTGATATGCTATACTTAGTCCAGAATATTTACGGCAAATTACAGAGGGTAGTGAGCAAATTGCCGAAGAACTGCATCAGTATATCATCTCTGAGATCGTGTCGAGAATGGTGGCAAGAATCGGCAGAGGTGAAGATTATATTCTGACTAATGCCGATGCGTGGAGAATCAGAACGCTACAGGAATCCGGTGAACTGTTAGAGGACATTCTGGCAGAATTATCCAAATGCACCAAACGTGAACAGCAGGAACTTCTTGAAGCGTTTGAAGATGCCGGAATCACTGCAATGAATTACGATGATAAGATATACAAGGCGGCAGGATTAAGCCCTGTACCGCTCGAACAGTCCCCAGCTATGATAAGACTCATGGAGCGAAATATGCTTGCGACTATGGGAGAGTGGAAGAACTTTACACGAACCACTGCAAGTGCCGCTCAAAGGCTCTATATTGAGCAGTGCGACCTTGCGTATAACCATGTAATGACTGGGGCGGTTGGGTATACGCAAGTCATCAAAGAGGCGGTTAATAACGTTGTGAGTGATGGTGTTACAGTCACATATCCATCTGGCAAAAAAGACACGATCGAAACAGCAGTCGCACGTTCTGTTAGAACTGGCGTGGCTCAGGCTGCGGGAGATATATCCCTCAAACGCATGGAAGAAATGGACTGGGATTTAGTTCTAGTCAGTGCTCACATGGGAGCCAGAACAGGTGACGGCGGTGAGAACCCGGGAAATCACGCATGGTGGCAAGGAAAGATATACTCTCGTTCTGGCAAGAGTAAGAAATTTCCACCATTCTCATTGACTGGATATGGGACAGCAAGTGGATTGTCAGGGGTCAACTGTCGGCATAGTTTCGGAGCCAGTGATGGAGAATTCAATCCCTACGCAGAACTATCGGCACAGGATAAAGCTGACAAAGGCAAACAGTACGAAAAGGAACAGCGGCAACGTACTTACGAGCGAAGAATCCGAAAGGCAAAGAGAGAAGTCCTTGGAATGCAAACGGCGGTTGACAACTGCAAGGACGAACAGACGAGATTTGCACTCCAGCAAGACCTTGACCGGAAGTCTTATCTTTTGCAGAAGCAAAATGCTGCATACAAGGCTTACTGCAAGCAGAACGACCTGAGGGAGCTACAAGACCGACTCATGATTGCTAAGTGGAACCGCCAGAATGCCGCAAAAGCCAGAGGAGCGGCGAAACGATATAAGACAGCAAAGGGGATTGACTGATGGACAAATGGGAATATTATAATCCAAATCCTGTTAAGGATAAAAGAACAGGAGATTGCGTTGTCCGGGCAATATGCAAAGCAACCGGCTTTGATTGGGAAACGGTATTTGCCGGATTAATGATACAGGCATGCACTCTGTCAGATATGCCGAGTGCAAATTATGTCTGGGGAGCGTACCTCTATAAACGTGGGTACAGACGTAAACTGATTGAGCAATCAGAACGGTATATCTATACAGTCAATGATTTTTGCGCAGATCATCAGACAGGCACATACATTCTCTGCATAGATGGTCATGTGGTGACAGTACAAGATGGTAAATATTATGATACATGGGATTCCGGAAATGAAGTCCCGGTATATTACTGGGAAAAGGAGTAGCTAAATGAGCATACAGGAATTTATTCAGTTTTTTCTTTCAATCTGTGGAGGAGTATCAATTATTGGAGGGGCAGCAGCTGTTGTTTTTAAATGGATTACTCCGGCATTTCGACTCAACAAGCGAGTTGAGACACTGGAAGAACATGATAAGCGAGATTACGAGAGTCTTCAGAGGATTGCGGAACGTGATTCATTGATTCTGGAAGTGCTATCAACCATGCTGGATAGTCAGATTAGTGGAAATAATGTTGAGGAATTAAAAAAAACAAAGCAGAAGCTCACGGAGTATCTTGCACAGAATCAACGTTAGCATTGATAAGGGGTATGCTCATGAAATTATATGTGTTCACAAAGAAAGATATAGACAGGTTCTTGATAGAGTGTAATTTCACACCGGACGAAGAAAGACTGTTCCGGTTGAGATGCCAGGAGCGCACTCTTGAATACTGCGCTGAACAGATGAACGTGAGTATATCAACAGCAAAGAGATTAAGTCGGAGAGTAAATAATAAAATAATCAAAGTGTGCTGATACTTTTTGGATACTAATTAGAGCCAGAAACGACCTGTTTCCGGTTCTTTTTTTATGCAAAAATATAATCAGAAAGGCGGTGTATAAGATGGCATTATATAACAATCCTTATCAATATAGCTTTGGCGTTCCTGGGCAGATGAACCAGTTCCAGCAACAGCCTGTCCAGATTCCAACTCAACCAGTACAGCAACCACAGCAGAATAATAGCGGTATCCTGTGGGTATCCGGCGAAGTCGGCGCAAAATCCTATCTGGTAGCACCCGGGACAAGTGTTTTGCTGATGGACAGCGAAAGTGAAAAGTTCTACATAAAATCCACAGATGTATCCGGTATGCCACAACCACTGCGGACATTTGAATACCACGAGGTAGGTTCTCAGATGCCGCCTAAGCAGCCTGTTCAGAACATGGACAGTAAATATGTTACTCGACAGGAATACGATGATTTGAAAGGCAAATACGAAGTTATCATAAACCGATTAAATTCATTTTCTGAACCTGTTAGGGCTAATACCGTACAGGAATCAGCGACCAAGGGAGGAAATGCAGATGAGTAATCCATTATTTAACGCACTTGGCGGCGGGATGCCGCAGGGAAACGGACCAATGCAGATGATACAACAGTTTATGCAGTTTAAACAGAATTTTAAGGGAGATCCGAAAGCAGAAGTCGAGAAAATGTTGCAGTCTGGAAAGATTTCTCAACAGCAGCTCAATCAAGTTCAACAGATGGCAGGGCAATTCCAGCGCATGTTGAAAGGAATGAAATAGTACATTACAATCTGGCCAGATTGATGTAAATACACAAAAAGGAGATTATATTATGGATGGAAATTATAGCTTAGCAGATATTGCCGCTGCTACTGGAAACGGCAGAAATAATGACGGCATGTTTGGTGGAGATGGCAGCTGGTGGATTATTGTTTTATTTATTTTTGCTTTCTTCGGATGGGGAAACAACGGATGGGGCAATAATGGAAACGGCGGAGGATATGTAGCTACAGCAGCTACTCAGGCAGATATTCAGAGAGGATTCGACAATTCCGCTGTAATCAGCAAGCTTGACGGAATCAATAGCGGCCTGTGTGATGGCTTCTATGCTATGAATAACGGTATGCTTACCGGATTTAACGGAATCAACACAAACATCATGCAGACTGGTTTCGGCATTCAGCAGGCTATTAATGCTGACACTGTAGCAAATATGCAGAATACCAATGCACTCCAGGCACAGCTTGCAAACTGCTGCTGCGAAACCAGAGAAGCAATCCAGGGCATAAACTACAACATGGCACAGAATACCTGTGCATTGCAGAACACCATGAACAGTAACACAAGAGACATTATCGACAGCCAGAACGCCGGAACAAGGGCAATCCTTGATTACCTGTGCAACGAGAAGATATCCAATCTCCAGGCTGAAAATAACGACCTCAGACGTGCCGCTTCTCAGGATCGCCAGAGTGCGCTTCTCACAACTGCAATGGCTTCTCAGACACAGCAGCTCATTAATGCGATTAATCCAGCACCGATTCCGGCATATCAGGTTCCTAATCCGAACACATATTACGGATGCGGATGCAACACCGGATGTAATTGTTAACAACTTCATATCGAGAGTATCTTTCGATTGATTCGGATGTCGGCTTATGCCGTATTACACAGAGGGGCAGGCTGAGACCTGTCCTTTTGTGATATGAAAGGAGTATTTTTATGGCAGAATTTACAAATGTAGCTGCTCAGACTGTAGCAGCAAATGGAAACGTAGTATTTTCAAACACAGCAGTCAAAGGTTCTAACTGCATTCAACACAGGGAGGGAAGTGGAATCATTACGCTGAGAGGACTTACTAACCAGTGCAAGGCTAGATTCTTCGTGGATTTTTCTGGTAATATCGCAATTCCAACAGGCGGTACTGTCGGAGCTATTTCTCTGGCTATTGCAATCTCTGGCGAGCCTGTATTATCTTCACAGATGATTTCCACACCGGCAGCAGTAGACCAGTATAACAATGTGTCCTCTGGTATCTATATTGATGTACCTCGCGGATGTTGCGTTAATATCGCAGTAGAGAACACAAGCGATCAGGCTGTTTCTGTTGCGAACGCAAACATTGTTGTGACCAGAGAAGCATAGGAGGTGTGATTATGAGAGACATTAAAGACTTATGTGCAAGAATTGAAGACGAACTGTCCAAAATTGCTGACAGTGGGCTGACCACTGGAAATCTGGAAATGACATACAAACTGATTGATATGTATAAAGATATCAAGAATACGCAGTACTGGGACAAGAAAGTGGAATATTACAATACTGTCCTTGATGAGATGCGTGGTGGCTACAATGACGATTACAGCGAACGTGGAAGAAAGCGCGACAGCATGGGGAGATATAGCTCAAATGATGGCAGAATGATGCCGGATTACGACAGAGGCAGTTCTTATGCCAGACGTGGGGAACATTATGTCAGAGGGCATTACAGCCGTTCTGACGGACGAGACGCTTACGATGACTACATGACACAGAAACAGAGCTATCGTTCTGGCAAATCTGAGGACTGTAAGAGGAAGATGCTTGCCGCTCTGGAAGAACATCTGGACGAACTCACAACAGAAATGAGCGATATGTCCAAGGATGCGGAGTGCCGGGAGGAACGTGATCTTGTTAAAAGATACGTGGAAAAGCTCCGTGATATGCTCTAATTAGTCAAAACATGTACCACAACTTTTTGGAGGTTCTGTGGTAAAATGTATTCATAAGGAAGATTCGTAAGTGGTTGTAGCCACTTGACATAGACATTTTTTCATTGATTCCTCCTTTCTTAGGCGCGTGTCCTTAACAGAAACAGGTTCGGGCGGAACCTGGAGGTTGAAAAGCGGATGCAATTTCCGACACGTACCATTGCCGTTAGTGCATGGCGGCATACCTCCTTGTGAGCATATAACTGAACAGTGAAATCCAACCCGTGCAGAGGTGTGCGACCGTATAGGCGGTGTTGACGTAGCCCGAACGTCCCGTGTTTAGGCATAGCACGTAAAATACCTTGCTAACCCGGGAATCCGGGTTAAGGCAGGATGGAGAAGTGGAATCTCACAAGGTTCATACCCTTGAGAACGGCGGTTCGAATCCGTCTCCTGCAATTTCAAACATGATTAACTCAGTGCAGATAGATTTTCAGTCTAGCTGAGATACAGGGTTATGTAAGATAGAGTAGTTCGGGATACTGGACTATCAACCATCTTTTTAGCAGAAGTGATTCTGTTAGAGGAGGAAGAAACTTCCAACACACCTTGTAGTGTATCATCATAAAGAGACCAAAAGCAGAATCCTTGTGGTCGGCGTACAATAGACGCTTGCTGTGCAAGAATAATCCGTTGATGTGAGTGGTGTGAGAGACCACAGACTAAACGGAAATCTCGTTAAGCTGATTTGCCTTGAACCTGAGAAATTAGGGTATAACACAAGAGATTCGTTAAAGTAGCGGTATGGCAATTCATAGAAAAAAAATTTTCTGCTATGAAAAACATTTTCTGAAAGAACCGTGAAATTTGTGGGTGACACTCCCATGTGTGCTTTGACCGCGGTAAGAAGCTCAGGGTCGCTCCCGAAAGCTCAGACTTATCGTCACAGTGGCTGAATATGGTTGCAAGTATGGTGAATAAGGAGAAATCCTAATCGTGGTTGAATATGGTGCATTGCTGTAGTGGTAGCAGAATAGGTTGCTAACCTATCCAACAGAAATGTTGCACACGTTCGAATCGTGTATGCACCGTTACCTTGCCAGTGGTCTAACTGGCTTAATCCACTTACCTGCGGCGGCAGGTCAATAAACACGACCAGGAGGATATTATGCAGAAACTTATTGACACATTAAAATCATTTGGAATTGAAATCCCGGAAGACAAGCAGGCAGATGTGAAGAAAGCACTCTCTGAGCATTACAAGAATGCTAAAGAAGTAGCGAAAACCCTGTTGAAAGTTGAGGGAGAACGTGACGACTGGAAAAAACGTGCTGAGACAGCAGAAGAAACCTTAAAAAGCTTTGACGGTATCGACCCGGCGAACATTCAGGCAGAGCTTGCTGGATGGAAGAAGAAAGCTGAGGACGCAGAGAAAGAATTCAATGCGAAGATCTACGAAAGAGATTTTGACGATGCTCTTAAAACTGCATTGGAAAATGTTAATTTTTCATCTCCAGCAGCTAAAAGATCTGTTACTGCTGATATCAAATCAGCTGGTCTTAAGCTTAAGGACGGAAAGATTCTTGGACTTAATGATTTACTTGAACAGATGAAACAGGATGAACCTGATACATTTGTAGATGAAAGTCAACGGCAGGCTCAGCAGCAACAGGCGAGATTTGCAACAGCGCGGATTGGACATCAGCAGACACCGGGAAGTATGACCAAGAAAGATATCGAAGCAATCAAAGACCCGTCCGAGAGACAGGCTGCAATTGCTCAGAATATCCAGTTATTCCAGTGATTTTTTACACCGACTATACGCCAGAGTATAGCCGCTAACCCAATACCTTAACAATTATGGGTAGAAAGGATTTTTTTATGCCAGCAAAAACAAATCTTATTATGACTAATGATATTCAGGTCACAGCACGTGAGATTGATTTTGTTACCAGATTCGAAAGAAACTGGCAGCACTTACGCGATATTCTGGGTATCATGAGACCTATCAAAAAACAGCCAGGTGCTGTACTCAAGTCCAAATACGCAGAGGGTACTTTGCAGAGCGGAAATGTTGGTGAGGGTGAGGAAATCCCTTACAGCAAGTTTACTGTAAAAGAAAAGAACTATGCGGAAATGACTATCGAGAAGTACGCAAAGGCTGTATCTATCGAAGCAATCAAGGATCACGGTTACGAGAACGCTGTTCAGATGACTGACGACGAGTTCCTTTTCCAGCTTCAGACTGATGTTACCGGCAGATTCTATGATTATCTGAAAACCGGTACACTTACTTCCACAGAAACTACATTCCAGATGGCTCTGGCAATGGCTAAAGGCCGTGTTGAAAACAAATTCAAACAGATGCACAGAAATGTGACTGGCGTTGTTGGATTTGTGAACATTCTGGACGTATATGAATATCTCGGAGCAGCTGAGATCACTATTCAGAACCAGTTCGGCTTCCAGTACATGAAAGACTTTATGGGATTCAATACAATCTTTTTACTGTCTGACAGTGAAATCCCGAGAGGACAGGTTATCGCTACTCCTGTTGATAACATCGTCCTGTACTATGTTGACCCGAACGAATCTGATTTCGCAAGAGCAGGTCTTGTATACACCGTATCTGGCGAGACAAACCTGATCGGATTCCATACACAGGGTAACTACCACACAGCAGTGTCCGAAGCGTTCGCAGTTATGGGACTTACTCTTTTTGCGGAGTACATTGATGCAATCGCAGTAATCACCATTGATGAAACACCAACACTTGGTACTCTGACAGTAAATTCCGTGGCTGGGACAGAGAGTGGTGATACAAAAATCACTGTAAATCCGGCTAAGGAAAATGTCAACAACGTATATAAATACAAAGTTGCAACAGAAGCAGTAACTGTTGGATATGGACAGAATCTCAGAAACTGGAGTACTTGGGATGGAAAAGCCGATATCACAGCAGCAACCGGACAGAAGATCACAGTGGTTGAGTGTGATGGAACGTACAAAGCACTGAACGCCGGAAGTGCAAGCGTAACAGCAAAATCATAAATGTAGGAGGTAACTGGCATGGCTTACGCAGATTATAAATTCTATACAGAATCATTCGGCAATGTCGTGCCAGAAGCCGACTTTCCACGACTGGCAGAAAGAGCCAGTGATTTTGTAGATTTAATGACATCCGACAGGCTGGCGAATGGACTGCCGACAGATGAACGCTCTCAGAAGCGTATCAAAAAGGCGGTCTGTTCATTGGCTGAAAAAATGTATCAAATTGAACTTGCTGAAAGGAATGCTACTAATGCCGCTGTGAGCGGTACGTCAACCGCAATCGGGTCCGGTGGTAGCACGACAGGCATTGTAACATCTGTATCATCTGGCAGTGAATCCATCTCTTATGCAACGCCACAGCAGAAAGCATCAGGTGCAAAGGAATGGAGTGCAGTGTATGCCGCCACCGGAGACGTACAGAAAACGAATGACTTACTTTACAAGACGGCTTTGCCACTTCTGATGGGAGTAAGGACGGATGATGGAATACCAGTATTGTATGCAGGAGTGTGATTAATATGAAAAAGTTATTTATCTCTCAGCCAATGAGAGGGAAGACAGATGAGGAAATTCTCGCGGTAAGAGAAAAGGCAATCAAAAGTGCAGAAAGGCAGGTTGGTGAACCGGTAGAAGTTATTGATTCATTCTTCCAGTCGGCACCGGTAGATGCAAAGCCGCTCTGGTATCTAGGCGAATCTCTTAAACTTCTGGCAGAAGCTGACGTGGCATATTTCGCCAAAGGATGGGACGAAGCCAGAGGATGCAAGATTGAGAACACCTGTGCCATTGAATATGGTATTGAGACCATTATTGAGGACTACAGAAAGGACTAAGCTATGGACATTTCAACATTAGGCTCATGTATCGCAATCGTTATGATCTGCTACATTGTAGGAATGGGCTGTAAGGCATCAAAAAGAATCTCTGATGAATGGATTCCAGTAATCATGGCGGTTACTGGCGGGATTCTCGGAGCAGTCGGAATGGGAATTATCCCGGATTTCCCGGCAACGGATTATATCACGGCGGTTGCAGTCGGTATGTTTAATGGATTGTCGGCCACTGGTGTAAATCAGGTTATTAAGCAGACAGTGCAGAAAGAATAATTAAGGAGAGGGTATCATGTATTCGTCTAAAATTACACTTTTCAACTATTACGAAAGTGCCACAACTGGAGATGCGTACTGGTATCCTCATGTTTTATCCGGCGTTGACCTCATTACGGACAAGGGGGCAATCCTTAAGAAGTACGGACCAGACGCAACAGACAACGCACAGTTACACGTGCATTATGCTGTCCAGAACGGCGATATAACCATTGCTGATAAAGACGGCAAGATTCTTCCATGGATTCCGCCTAAAGAATGGAAAAGGCAGATTAACAACGCTCTGGAAGATACTATCACATTCTCGGACGAGTCGTTTTTTTGGGAAGGTGAGTGGACTGGCGGAACGGTAATTGACAGTGATTATCGGAATGGATTCTATCAATACATGAATGAGAATAAGGATAACGTGTTCAAGATTACCAGTGTAGGCGGTCCATATACACTGATTCCGCACTTTGAAATTCTAGGTAAGTAATATGAGCAAGATTCATCATTTCAAGGGATTCTCCGTAGTCGATGGAGATATGAAAATCAAGCTGAATATGGACAGGTTCTCCAGACAGTACCAAGAAGCCCAGTACCTCCTTGATGGAATGGTTATGGACAGTATGATAGAGTTTATGCCAATGATTTCGGGAGATTTTATTGACCGAACAAGAGTCAAAAGCACATCAATGCAAGGGACTGGATTTGTATGTGCGGCGGCGGAACCAAATGGACGTTTTCTTTATTTTGGAAAAACCATGGTCGACCCCGCAACAGGTAGCACATGGGCAAGACGCGATGCGGAAAAGGTTCTTGTGAGTCAGTATTCTGGCAAGACGAATGCAAAGGAGAATCTTCAATATACAAAATCACCGCATACTCAGGTACAAGCTGAATGGTTCGATGCCGCTAAACGAAAATACGGTAGTACATGGCTTCGCAAAGTAAAAGCACAGGCAGGAGGTGGCAGACATGGCGGATAAACCTATTGGAAAAGATGCGACCGGATACGAAATTCTGACAGATGCCATGAAAGCACTTCTGAACCAGTATCCAGGACTATACGAAAATGAAACAATCAAATTCGAGGAACTTGGCAAAGAATCGGGAATTGCGTTCTCAGCAGATAACGGGGCGTTGATCTATTCAGAAAAAGAAGATGTTTGTGGAACAATGCATCAGGTATGCCAGTATCCGTTTTATGTGGTTTACCGCACGGCATCCGACAAGGAAAGGCAGAAATTATCTGTTCAGAAATTTTTGGATAATCTCGGTAAATGGATATGCCGGGAACCAGTTGTCATAAACGGCGCTGAGACACGCTTATCTGCTTTTCCAGAGCTTTCACAGGGGCGAGTGATAAAACGTATAACCCGTGATAATTCCTATGGTTTAGAGCCACAGGAGAGTGGCGTGCAGGACTGGCTATTACCATTATCAGTACGCTATGAAAACACTTATGAAGTAATATAACAAGTAACAACCGGCTATCAATCGGAGATAGTCGCTAACCTACACAGCCTTTTAAAAGTTATAGGCAGAAAGGACATTTCTATGGCAGTTACAGGCAAGATTGACCGTAAATATATGGCTCATTACATTGACGCAGGTTCCCTCTGCGGAGGGCTGACACCGAAATATGAGCGTCTTGGAAAGGATCTGGAAGAGTACAACATCGAACTCAACCCGGATACCGAAACATCTAAAAACATTCTTGGAGAATCCACATTTAAGCATAACGGCTATGAGGTATCTTCTGATGCCGATCCATTTTATGCAGATACCACTTCTGACCTATTCACGGCGTTACAGAAGATTGTAGACGGACGCCTCAAAGACGATAACCTCAAGACAAAAGCAGTTGAAGTCCATCTCTGGACAGAAGCCACAGCAGGCAAGTATGAAGCATATCAGCAGGATTGCTACGTTGTGCCGACATCCTACGGTGGAGACACATCTGGCTATCAGATTCCATTTACTGTCAACTATGTTGGCGAACGTGTAAAAGGAAAATTTGATATCAGTTCCGGTACATTCACAGCTGACAGTGAATAAGCACATACACAAGGAGGATATGCTAAATGGCAAAAGTAATTAATACCAAAATTGATGATGGAATTTTTACATTCACGTTTACCAACAACGAAGACGAAGTTTTTTCTTCTTTCAAGCTTAACCCGACTGATATCAATGTAGCAGCACGTGCGGAGGAACTGGGAGAGTACTTTGACCAGCTTAAAAATTCTATTCAAAAAGTCACATCTGGTAAGGAAGTGGCAGAACTGAACAAACAGATCGAAGACAAAATCAACTATCTGCTCGGATATGAAGCATCAAAAGACCTGTTCAAGGAGCCGATCACAGCGACTACTGTATTCGGCAATGGTCAGGTATTCGCCTACATCGTACTTGACAAGATCGCAGAAGCAATCGCACCGGAAATCGAAAAGAGAAAAAAGAAAATGAAGACGGCAGTCAATAAGTACGTGGAGAAATATACAAAATGACCGCCTATGAGCTACCCACCTCACTAAATATCAGTGGGGTGGATTTTTCTATCAGAACGGATTTTCACGCGATTATTGATATTCTCATAGCTATGAATGATCCAGAACTGGACGAGCAGGCGAAAGCAGTTGTTATGTTACAGATTCTGTTTGAGGACTGGCAGAGTATACCGTCTGAGTGCCTGGACGAAGCTTGTCAGAAAGCATCGGAGTTCATCGACTGCGGACAGTTGGACGATAATCCGAACAAACCTAAACCTCGTTTGATGGACTGGGAACAGGACGGAGACATGATCGTTCCGGCTGTAAACAAGGTTGCCGGTAAAGAAATCAGAGCAGTGCCTTATATGCACTGGTGGACGTTTTTTGGATACTTTATGGAATCTGGCGAATGTCTTTTTAATACCGTAGTTGGAATTCGTTCAAAAAAGGCAAAGGGCGAAAAGCTCGATAAATGGGAAAAGAAATTCTATCAGGAAAATAAGAACATTATTGATATAAAAACACGTCTCAGCGAAGAGGAGCAAGCGTACAAGGATGCGCTGAATGAGATGTTAAACCTCAAATAGTTAGGAGGTGGACGCATGGCTGCTGATGGCTCAGTCATTATTGATACCAGATTAGACACAACCGGTGTCCAAAAAGGTGTATCAGCGATTAAGCAGTCTTTTGATGGGCTAGGGAGCGCAGTAAAAAAAATAGGACTACTTATCGGCGGAGTATTTGCTGTTGGTAAGTTAGTACAGTTTGGAAAAGAGTGCGTGGAACTTGGCTCTGACCTCGCAGAAGTGCAAAACGTGGTTGATGTTACATTTACAACCATGTCGGATAAGGTCAATGAATTTGCAAAAAATGCTATGACCTCAGCCGGATTATCTGAAACTATGGCAAAAAGGTATGTCGGCACGTTCGGAGCAATGTCTAAGTCGTTCGGATTCTCAGAAGCACAAGCTTACGATATGTCAACAGCTCTGACACAGCTGACTGGTGATGTGGCATCATTCTACAACATCAGTCAGGACTTGGCTTATATCAAACTTAAATCAGTGTTTACGGGTGAAACGGAAACATTAAAAGATTTGGGCGTGGTAATGACCCAGTCGGCACTTGACCAATATGCACTTGCAAATGGCTACGGCAAGACCACATCTGCAATGACTGAACAGGAGAAAGTTGCTCTCCGCTTTGCTTTTGTGCAGGAACAGTTATCAGCCGCATCTGGTGACTTCATTCGTACTTCTGACAGCTGGGCGAACCAGGTGCGAGTGATGCAGTTGCAGTTGCAGTCCCTCAAGGCAACAGTCGGACAGGGATTGATTAATATTTTCACACCTGTTCTGAAAGTAATTAATATCTTACTAGGTAAACTGGCAACTCTGGCGAATGCTTTCAAAAGCTTCACGGAGCTTATTACTGGCAAGAAATCTTCCGGTCAAACGAGCGGAAGTGGAGCGGGTCTTGCCGGAACAGACGCGATCGCAGATACAGCAGATCAGTATGGACAGGCAGCGGATAATGCAGAGAAACTGGCAGATGCCACGAACGACAATGCAAAAGCCACAAAAAAAGCGAATAAGGAAACAAAAAACTATCTTTCGTCACTTGATGAAGTTCACAAAGCCACATCTACTGGCAGCAATTCATCTTCCACACCATCTTCATCTGGTGGAAGTGGTGGAGCAGGTAACAGCGGTCTTCCGAATTCAGTTGGTAATGTGGACTACGGAAATCTCGCAGAAGGTGAAACCGCGCTTGATAAAATTAGCGATTCCGCAAAGAAACTTGCTGACCTGCTCAATAAGCTCTGGAAGCCATTCCAGGACGCATGGAAAAAAGAGGGTAAGAATACCATTGAAGCGGCAAACATTGCTTTATCAGGAATCGCAAAGCTTGCCAAGAGTGTAGGTAAAAGCCTTGTAGAGGTCTGGACAAATGGCACAGGCACAACGATGCTTACGACCATGTTGAGGATTGCTCAGAATGTGCTTAAAACCATCGGAGATATTGCATCCGGCTTTGCAGATGCGTGGAATAAGAACAATGTTGGAACGCAGATCATACAGAACATTGCAGACGCCCTTGTGGTGGTTATGCAGTTTGTTGAAAAAATCGCAGAGGATACAGCAACATGGGCGGCGAACCTTAATTTCTATCCTCTACTGGAATCTATCAGTAATCTAACAAGTACGTTTGCGCCAATTCTGGAATCTATCGGAAATGTTCTTGAATGGATTTATAACAATATTGTCCTCCCAATGCTGAAATGGCTGATTGAAACAGGAATTCCGACAGTGATTAACCTAGTGTCTGATTTGGCTGGATTCTTTGCAGATCATCAATCAATCATTGAAGCATTTGGCGCAGCTCTGATCGGAGCATTTGCGGCAGCGAAGATTGCAGGCTTAGCTTCGAGAATCGCAGGAAGTATAACGACAGTAGCAAGTTTCATTAAGGGTCTTATTGCACTCATGACCGGCTCTGGCGGCATTATTGGTGGAATCAAAGCCATTGCGACAGCTGTCGGACCGGGCGGAATTTTTATAGCAGCAGTAACAGCTTGCATTGCGATTGGTGTATTGCTGTACAAAAACTGGGACAAAATAAAAGAAGTTGCAGGTGCGGTATGGAGTTGGATTAAAGACAAAACCATAGCTTTCGTTGATGGAATAAAATCCAAACTAAGTGATTTGGCAGAAAAGATTGTTTCTATTTGGAATGGTATCAAATCAAGTGCAAAAGAAAAGTGGAGCGCTATATGGTCCACTATAAAAGAAGTTGTAAAGAGAATAGTTGATGGAATCGTTGATAAATTCAAAAATGCAAGAGACAAGGTTGTTGATACGTTCGAGGGTATTAAAAACAAAGTTAAAGAGATATTCAATAAAGTTATCGGTATCGTAAATGGCGCAATCGGTACGGTGAACGGCGCGATCAGTGGAATTGAATCTGCAATGTCATTTGGTCCGTGGGAAGTGCCTACACCATTCGGCTCTAAGACAATCGGATTTAGCGCAAGCTTTCCAAGAGTACCGACTATTCCATACCTGGCAAAAGGTGCAGTTATTCCACCTAGAAGTGAATTTCTGGCTGTCCTGGGCGACCAGAAACAGGGCAATAACATTGAAACACCAGAAGCACTGCTCAGAAAGATTGTTCGCGAAGAATCAGGGCAGCAGAGTGGTGGTGATTACAGATTCACAGCTCAGATTAATAGACGGACTATTTTTGACGAAATTATTGATGAAGCAAAGTTAAGACGTGATACAAGCGGCAGAAATCCGTTTGAACTGGCATAGGAGGTGGAAGCGTGGCAACTATTCCAAAAAGTATAACAGAACGATACAAGATGAATGGAGCTTCCATCTATCAGCCAGATAAAGATATGGGTTATAACCTCGAAACAACTTATTCAGAAGGTAGTAACCGTACGCAGTTCGGAAAAGCGTTGTTAACTCCATTGTTTACAGTCGAACAGTATAGCTATGAAGCATCAAACGTTCCAGTTATAGAAGCAAACAAAATTCTCAAAATTATCGCAAAAGGAAAAACTTTCAATTTGTACCATTGGTCGCTTTACCACATGGCATGGAGAACTGACCCGTTTTATGTCGGAAAAGCAAGCCTAACTATTGGAGAAATTTCGCCAGACTTAAAATTTGTATCAAAAATATCTTTTAACATGCAGGGGGTGAATCCACTTGATTAATGTATCTGATACATTTAAGCAAAAACTACAGGACGGAGAAAGAGTCTGGCAGGAAGTGGAAATCACCTTTCCTGACGGAACTGTAAAAACAGTCAAAAATGAAATCATGGGCGAAAACTGCACTTTTTCCGATTGTGCAGAAAGTAGCGGCTTTCCGATTGGCTGCGTTGTTTGTAAATCCATGACATTGGAGTTGGACAACACTTCTGATCAGTGGAAAAACTATAATTTCTACATGGCAAAAGTTCATGCGTATCTTAAAATGCAGACCTCTGTAGCAAGTCCGGCTACAACAGATGAATTGCTGGATGAAAACTATGACCCAATTCTTGACCAGAGTGGCGGTGCGATTCTGGCAACAAAAGCAGCGACAGAAGACAGAGTCGAAACCATTGATAAAGGTATTTATACAATTACGACACCAGAACAATATGGCGAAATCCTTAGTTTTACCGCTTTGGACGATATGTATAAAACGAACGCAACTTATATATCTCATCTGGTTCTGCCACAGTCAATAGAGACTCTTGTTAGAGATGCGTGTGAGACTCTTGGTATTCCGTCAGAAGTCTCCATGGCTCATGGAAATCTGATCGTGTCAGAGATTCCGGAAAACATGACGTTTCGTCAGTTGTTCGGATGGGCAGCAATGCTTGAGACTGCGAACGCTCGCCTGGACAGCAGAGGATACTTGCGATTTATCAGATGGGATTTTTCCAATGTACAAGAAGATTACAACGCAGTAGTGGACGCTGATGGAAATGTAACATTTAAAGGCGGCGCAAGTATTGACTCAGAAAGTTTTATCAGTCCGACAGGGAACTGGACAATTGATAGTGATGGATTCTTGACACTGATCGAATCAGCAGCTGACACATCCGAAAAGCTCAAAGACTTTTTTACAAGTCCAACCGTTTCTAGTGATGATATTGTGATTACTGGAATCAAGCTAAAAAATAGAGAAAATGAAGCCATGTACGGAAGCACAGGATATGTTCTTAAATTGGAGAACGACCTTGTTGCGGATTCGGACTTGGACACGGTAGCTGCTCAAATTGGCGATTCCATAATTGGAGCTAAATTCCGTAACATGTCGGGAGAACTTGTATATAACCCACTCATTGAGTTTGGAGATATGGCATATACTTATGATCGCAAATGGAACAGATATATAACTCCGCTGACGGACGTTTCTTGTTCCGTTAATGGAAAGACTACTGTAAAAACTCAAGCCGACGACCCTATCAGAGGGCAGAGCAAGTTCCAGTCAGAATCCACTAAGGCAATCGTAGAGGCAAGACGACTTGTTAAAAAAGAACAATCAGCTAGAGAAAAAGCAGTAAAGAAATTAGAAGAAACCTTAAAAAATTCTTCTGGATTATATGAAACATCAGTCGCACAGGAAGATGGCAGTACTATTACATATCTGCATGACAAGCCTACACTTGCAGAATCAAAAAATGTAATTAAATTCACAGCAGAAGCCATTGGCGTATCCAATGATGGTGGCAAAACATATCCTTACGGTTTCTTTCTGACAGGCGATTTGATAGCAAAAATTCTGTACGCACATGGTATCAATGCTGATTATATTGACACAGGCGCACTGATTGTCAGAGATAGCGATGGAAACATAATCTTCCAGGTTGATATGGACACCAAAAAAGTAATCATCAGTGGTGATAATGTTGTAATTGGTGGTAGTTCTTTGCCGGATAAACTGACAAAAATGGACAACAATATTGCATCTGCCAAGAATATGACATTCCAGCTGTCGAACGATATGCAGACGATCACATCTGACGCAGACGGCAACATTCCGGTATTTCCAACAGTGGCAACTACAGCGAAAGTTATGTACGGCTCGTCAGATATCACAAATGATTGTAGCTATACCATTACAAAATCAGACAGTGTAACCGGCTCTTGGGATGTAGATACACATACTTACACTGTCACAGGCTTGAGTGCAGACAATGGATGGGTGGATATTAAGGCAACGTACCTGATTAATCTTTCTATAACGAAGAGATTTACGATTTCCAAGCAGAAATCAGGGAAAAACGGAAAACAGCTTTATACATGGAGAAAATACGCATCCATGCCGGATGGCTCTGATATGAGTGATAGCCCAGATTATGTAAAACTTCTGGACAGCGCCGAAAGTCCCATACTGGACAGTACCGGGGATAAAATCTATACAGTCACAGAAGCAATCTATGTTGGAATTGCTGATAATAAAACTACAGAAACACCGTCTGATAATCCGAAAGATTACATTTGGAGCCGTTTTCGCGGCGAAGACGGAGCGGATGGAATTGGCATTCCGGGAGAGAACGGAGAAACTTCTTACATCCATACCGCTTATGCAAATAGTATTGACGGAACTGTGGATTTTTCCACAACTGATACAGATAGAATTTACATTGGTCATTATTCCGATTTCGAAAAGACGGACAGTGCAGACCCAGCGAAATATACATGGGCGAGAATGCGTGGAGAAGACGGGCCTCCAGGAAGAACGTATTACCTGAGAGCCAACGCAGGAGTCCTGATGATGGGACAGGATAAGAAAATAACTCCTAATCCATTCAAGGTTTATGCGTATTACAGAGATGGACAGGGTGACGAAGCAACTTTTAAAACCTGGTGGGTAGTAGAATACAGCAAAAATTCCGGAAAAACATGGACAAAACTGGCCTTTAATGTACAGACCAGTGGAATAACTATTAATCCAGATAGCTATTCTCTTGGTGCTGACGGAATGATACGTGCAACAATTTATACGGATTCCGGAAGAACTAAAATCGCCGATCAGCAAACATGGCAGGTTGCTGTTGACGTTGGCATGCTTACGCAGGAGCAGATTGTTGAGATATTGTCCAATGACGGAGAATTTAAAGGTCTCTACTATTTGAATGGACATCTGTACATCAGTTTAGACGCATTGATGGGAAACGCCGCAATTCTAGGTGGAACCAAAAACGGCAACGGATACCTAAAGATTAAAGATAAAAAAGGCACCGTGAAGGGACTGATAGATTACTCAGGCTACACTGCATTTACAAGCTATGAAGAAAATTCTACGCGCATGAAATATACAGGAATTTGTTTTTCAGATACTGGAATAAATCCTGTTAGTGCCGAAAAATACTTTAGCAGCACTGCGGACATTGAATACGTTGAAACGGCGTGGGGAATCGACTGGACTGCCGAAGAGCTTAATATTAGTGCAACAGAAGTATCGGCTGATACCGGTACATTTGGAGATTTAACTGTTACTAATTCTGCATCTTTTGCAAAATCGCCAAAGATAGAAAACATGGAGTATACGACATCATCAAATACTGTTTGTTGGGATGGACGTACAGGATACAAACAGCTGATGCTGAAATCTTCATCTTCAAAACGCTATAAAGATATTGGAAACGATATTTCAGAGCAAGAAATTGAAGAATGGTACAATATCAAACCACTTTGGGCGAAATATAAAGAGGGATATCTAGTTAAAGGGGACGAGAACGAAGGAAGATATATCCCGATGTTTATTGCCGAGAATGTAGAAGCATTCTTTCCAGAAGCTACTCGGCATCAAAACGGACTTGTCGAGGACTGGAACGAACGTATCATGATACCGGCTATGTTTGCGATGATAAAAAGCCAGAAAGAACAGCTTGACCGACAGGATAAACTAATTAATCAGCTCTATAAAAAGCTCAATATAGAAAAGGAGAATTAATATGGCAAAATTTAATGAGTACACACAGAAAGCAACACCGGAAGATGCAGATACACTGATGATTTACGATGCGGCGGCGAAGGCAAACAAGCTTTCACCATTCAGCGGAATCTGGAACTGGATGGTCAATAAATTGACAAATGCAGTAATCAATAACTTGCAGACTTCAAACAAGACTGTAGTGGGGGCTCTTAATGAATTAAATAGTAACTCATCAAGAGTGGAAAATCGCATACAATTCGAATGGCATAATAAAGATGAAAAATATCCTTCAGGCTTAAAATTGGTGGTCGATAAAACGACAACTTTATTGCTTCCAATAGAAAGTTTTGTAAAGATGGAATGACATTTAAGCAACTTCGTATTCCCATTTAGTTAACTAAGGACTTTGAAAATTTCATAAATATGTTTCATGATTTCATGAAAGGAGCTGATAAATTGGAAATTAAAGGAATTGACGTATCATCGTGGCAAGGGAAACCGGATTGGGCAAAAGTATCAAAATCTGGAGTTAAGTTTGCAATATTAAGAATCCATCAGAAATCTGGAATTGACGAATCATTCGAACACAACTACAAGGGCTGTAAATCCAATGGAATTCTTATTGGTGGATATAAATACAGTTATGCTTTAACACCGGCACAGGCAATTGACGAAGCTGAGAACTTAATTTCCGTTCTTGGTGGACGTGGACTGGACTTTCCAGTGTTCTATGACCTTGAATGGAGTCAACAGAGAAGCCTTGGCAAGCAAGCTATCGAGAATATTGCAGTAGCATTTCTGACCAGAATCAAGAAAGCCGGTTATAAGGTTGGAATTTATTGTAATCTCGACTGGTACAATAATGTTCTGACAGATGCTCTCAAGCAATATGATTGTTGGATTGCTCGTTATCCGGCAAGCGACAATGGTTCTGTGCAGGAAAGATTGCGTCCGAATGTCGGTGTAGGCTGGCAGTATTCCAGTAAAGGAAAAGTTCCAGGAATCAGCGGAAATGTTGATATGGATGTGTTCTACAAAGACTACAGAGATTCTAACCAGAAAGGAGAAACCAAAATGGTAAAAATCAGTAACTGCGGACATGATGAACGCGGAAGATATGCAGGTGGAAAAGCAGGAGATCAGACTGGTACGGAATATCAGATCATGAACTGGTACAGCAGACCGTGGCTCTGTGTTCTAAGATTCAATGACGCTAAAATCGCAACCATGATCGCAGACATGGCGACAAAAGCGGCACAGAACAATCTCATCGGATACGATCAGGGTACTTCCGGAAACAGCAATGACCGGTATTCGTTCTGGCGGCACTTAAAGGCAAGTAACTACGATCCGGCGCAGATCACGGTAGCTTGTGAATCTGATTGCAGCGCAAGTACAGCAGCTATTGTCAAAGGGGCTGGGTATCGCTTAAATAATGCAAGGCTCAAAGCGGTCAGCATCTATCTGACGACACGGAACATGAGAGCTGCAATGAAGATTGCCGGTGCGAAAGTACTGACGGATAGAAAGTATCTGACATCCGGTGACTATCTAAAGGCAGGAGATATCCTCCTGAATGATAACCACCACGTGGCTATCGCTGTTACCACTGGCGCAAAAGCAAGTACGCTTTCAACGCCAACTATTCTGTCTAAAACTCCGAAGTGGGTGGGAAAGGTGACTGCAAATACACTTAATGTCCGCACATGGGCAGGAACAGAGTATGCACAGCTTAAAAGCTATCCTACACTTGCAAAAGGCAATTTAGTTGATGTATGCGATACCATTAAAGCCAAAGATGGAGCATCTTGGTACTATATCCGCATTGCCGGAAAATATTTTGGATTTGTTTCTGCAAAATACATCAAAAAAGCATAAATTTAAGCCCCTTGGAAATTATTCCTTGGGGCTGTTTTTTTACATATTGTATCAAATTCGTGTTGCATTTCGTGTTGCATAGTTCTTCTTTTTTATGCCAAAACTGGCAAAATAACATATTTTATGAGCTAATTTAAAATTGCCGAAACCATTGAAAACACTACGTTCTTTGCGAGAACCAGTGAATACAAGATTTTCATAAAAATGCGGATAACAGGACTTGAACCTGCAAGAAAAATCCTAATATACGCTATTTTTCAGCACTTTCTTTTTTTGTGTTGCATTTCGTGTTGCATAACTTTGAAAAATAATCATTCCCAATTTCATTCATCTCTTTTTCTCGATCAACCAGAACGTGCCGATATACATTTTTTAATGTGGTATCATCCTCCCAACCGCCGCGCTGCATAATATATACATCTGGAATTCCAAGAGTATGCAACTCAGATGCGCAATAATGACGCAAATCATGAAATCGAAAATGATGAATCTGATTGTCATCTAACAGATCTGAAAATCTGTCGGATATTTGCGATGGGTTCAAATTTGTTATTTTCCCATGTATTCCTTTTAATTTATCTGCAACAAAACCTGGATATGAAATGAATCTGTCACCAGCAAAAGATTTTGGTCTTTTGATAACCCAACCATGAGAATCATTCATAACCATAGCATATTCGACATGTACTATGTTCTGCTTGATATGATCAGAATTAAGCGCACAGATTTCTGACCGCCTCATCGGACCGAACGCTGCCAGAAGAACAGGTATCTCTAATTCACTACCTACAGTACATTCAATTACCTTTTTGACTTCGGCAGATGTAGGTACATAGATTTTCGGTCTTACCTTTTTAGGTAAGGAAGTTCTTAAGATGAAATCCGAACGATAAGTCTTCAAGACAGTAGAAAGAAAGCCATGCATATTGTACACAGTTTTTGGCGAATGAGTAAGTGCTTCACGATTCATTTCAGCTTGAACATCCTCTTGAGTGATTTCCATTATATTTAATGACATAAGTTTAGCCATGTCTCTTTTGACAGATCGCTTATATTCTCTAATAGTTCCAGGGGATAAAACACCTGTTCTGCTTTCTATGTATTTATTACATGCCTCTTTTAATGTCATATCTTCTGGTGGAACATATCGCGCAGTCAATACTTCACTTTCTTTTTTTGCTGCCCATTCGGCAGCCATTTGCTCACAGATTCGCTTCCCTTTTTTGCTAGGATCTGAACATGTAAAAGATTTATAAACCCTTTTCTTTTTGATAGTCCCGTCTGATAACGGGATTTCTTCGATGTGACTGAATACCTGACATCTCCATGAGCCAGATGGCAGTTTTTTTGCAGTTGCCATTTCTTTTCCTCCTTATTAACCGAACAAACTTTCTGACTTGTCCGAACACACCGAAGATGATACAATATGACTTGTCAGGCGATACGTTTCACTTCAGTATGCTTTGCGGAACGTAAAAATATTTTTCTTTTTTTTTTAAAAACCGGTTCTCATTGGTAGTGAGAGCCGGTTCTTTTTTATAAAAGTTCTGATTTTTTCTGGTCAAATTCTTCTTGAGTAATAATACCGCTATCTAAAAGCTCTTTGTAATCCTTCAGTAGTTCAACGGATGTTTTCTGATTTCGAACATTTTCAACAGCATCAGAGCTTTTGGAAATATTGAAGCTCTTTAACTGCATATCTATATTTGAACTACAGCGGAATCCAATAGTATTTATTTGATTGGTTTCGATATTCCGCATTTTCATAGATGCATAAGAATCCACTTCAATGTTATCACTTGTTGTGGTAGCAGTTCCAGTAGTAGTGGAATTATTCTTTCCTTTGGTTTTCTTTCCAGTTCCAACAGCTGCACCGACTATAGTTCCAACTCCCGGAGCAATAGCGGTTCCAACAACGGCTCCTGCTAAATGCCCTCTTCGTTTCGTTTTTTCTTTACTTTTCCCTTTAGTGTGAGATGTTGTAGTTGTCTTTTCTACTGTTCTGTATTCCGGCCCGTTCCATTCATAGTCGAAAAGTTCATATTTGGTTGGAGCATCTGACACTGTAACAGACCCATCTTTCCATTGCTTCAAATCAAATCTTGCGTGTTTGGAACCAAGCTCAAAATCCTCCTTACCGGATATAACTCTCAGATTCAATACTCGAACAGGTTTTTCTACAACCGCTGGCTGGGTTGCTACGGAATTATTTGATATTGCAGGTTTTTGAACCTTATTTTTAATAGACAGCAAAAGTGCAAAAATAAGATACAAAACAGCAATTCCAAATACCTCAAGTACAACAACGACCATAATATTGTCTGATGAAAGATCGTTTGAACTCATCAAGGCCACAATCATTAATACAATTAATGCGGTCCAAACGATCATCAACACATTTCGTATTTTTTTCATATTTCCCCCTTTTGACACGATTACTCAAAATTCTCGATATAATTCTTATATAGATTCCTTATTTTGGCAGCCTCCCTCTGCCTGATTGGAACAATATCCCCCGATATCATCTCAAAATGATCTGATGCATCTTTAATTTCGTCCATGTTGACGATATAACTTTGATGGCAACGGAGAAATCTTCCATCAAGATGCGGCTCTATATCTGACAGCTTTCCACGTGCTACATGAATAACGCCGCAAGTACAGTGGACGAGAATTGATTTATTTCGGCTTTCTATGTATTCGATATGCCGGAATTCTACCCGGTGGAAGTGGTCTCGGTTTTTGATAGTTAAGGCTTTCTCTCGGATATCTTCCAACGTGTGCGCTACGACAGAAAACATGCGTCCATGTTCAGAACCTTTGATGATGTAATGCACTGGTAAGACGTCTAATGCGTCAAATACATAGTTTTTATATGCTGTCCAGAAGGCAATGTTGCCATTATATCCATTTTTCCTGAGCTGCTTTGCGACATTTATGCCATTCTCATTATTTAGGACCACATCCAGCACGACTATATCGTACCATTGACCGTCTGCTATATCATCAATCAGCGGCTTCCCACTACTATAAGTGTTTAGCGTGTAGCTCTTGTCTCCACACTTTTTCAAAAACTCATCAACATGAGCCTTAAAAAAATCAATCTGCAAAGGATTATCGTCACAAATCGCAATTTTCATTCAAATCATTCCCTTATGGGCGTTGTTTTCGCCATTTGCAAAAAAAAGTGTTTAAATATGTTATTTTTATTATAACATCGTTAAATTTAGTTGTAAATATACATTTTTAGGTGATTTGTAAAATGAAAATAATCAAAAATATACTAATTATAATAGGAGCTGTGCTTTTGCTTAATTACATTGTTTGTTTACCAATGTGCGTAGACGATTATATCCGCGAAGAGTCAGAAGTGTATTCTGTCCAAAATGCGTACAGATCTTCTACCCTACATAAGAATAGCGCCCATGAAATAAAGCAGACCATGCCACCGTTTTTATTCGCCCTGCCACTAAACAGAAAAGACTATATCTTTGATGTTACGAATAATTTCTATGCAATCATAAACATATCGGTGTATATCTGGCAGTTTCCAAGGGCGAACATTAGTGGTATAATAGCAAAAGTGAACGAATGTTCGGCTATTCCCACAAACCGGACATATACTGTAGTGTAAGTGGTAATTGCAATAGGGAGGGTTATTTATGGATTATAAGAAAGAGATTATTGAAATGATAGAAAATATACATAGTGAAAAATTTATGAAGTTTTTATACAACATGATTATTTCGTTCAAAAAACAATGGGGGTATTAAGAAAGCAGGGAATTAATCCCTGCCTTTTTTATGGAGAAATTCAATCATGTCGAAAACGCTTTTCTTATCAGATTCGCTTAATTCAATCAGCAACTTAACATGTTCAACGATGTTTGGATTTGACATCATCTTTGGAATAAAATCCGTGTCTGTTTCCAAATTCTCTTCCCATCCCATTAGGTAAGCGGGCGTTGTACTAAGTGCTTTCGCTAACTTATCTATGTATTCAGCAGGAACTTTATCAATATCACCCTTTTCATATCTAAATATAGTTGATCTTGAAACTCCCAATTTCTCAGCTAACTCATCAGCACTCATATTAAGTTGTTTTCTTCTTTTTTTCATTTGTTCACCAGTTTCCGACATTTTCCACACCTCCTTTCCTTGAAAATATAATACCACAAGTGATGCAAATATGCAACAAAAATAATTGCAAAAATGCGATTTTTAGTATTGACAAATGCGACTGCGAGAGGTAATATATAATCATAAAGTCGCAATAATGCTACTGGAAAGGAGGTGAAACTTGTGATTGTAAATATAGCAAGACTTAAAGGTAAAATTGTTGAGCATGGAAATACGCAAGAAGCTGTTGCAAGCGCAATTGGTATGGACAGAAGTACTTTTTACCGCAAACTGAAAGACGGCGGCGAGAAATTTACAATCGGTGAAATTCACGGAATTGTAAGCGCAGTTCCTTTAAGCAGGGACGAAGCAATAGACATTTTTTTTACACAGCAGTCGCAATAATGCTACTGGAAAGGAGACGAAAACATGAAATACAGTCCGCTTGGTAGTGGAAAGCTGATATTTCAAACTTTCAATGATGGTTGCTTGAAAACCACTTTTGAAAGAGAGAACGGATTGAAGTCCGAATATGAAATTTATGTAAATTGGACGAATCCGAATCAGTTAGCAGAAGTTTCATTTCAGTTGCCCTTCCGCGATTGGCAGACACTTGAAAAGTCTGAGGTTTGGAAAAATCTGGATGAATTTCTGTCGGAAGTTCAAATCGAATATATTCCGAAGTACCGCCAAGCCCAACCAATTGTAGAGGAAAAGGTTGTGTATAGAAGTCTGTTAGGTTCTTTAATTGCATTCTTTCGTGATAAATTGACTCGCCAATAGCACGCCCTTTTAAGCATGAATAATGGGTTCCGCTATACACATAAGAAATATTTACGATTGATATTGCAACTCTGGAATGATTGATGATTTCAAAATGAACAATCAGTTCATTATTATCTTTCAACTTGAAACCAATAGGAATAAACTCTATCTTTTTTCGAGATTGGAATAAGTTCCATGCAGTTCCAGCAGACCCTATTAACCCAAGCATAAAGGAAACATTTTCAAATGTAATGATTTCTTTAGCTGATTTTAAAATTGAAATGATTTGATTTATTTTAATCACCTCCCCGTACAGGGAGTATAACACGAAACGAGGATTTTTAAAATGAAATTTCCGAGATATGTATATGTGATTACTCATGTAGTCACAGGAAAGAAATATGTAGGCAGCACAAGAAATGTTAAATCCAGATTTGCAGAGCATTTAAATCTTTTAAAATCTGGCAGACATACTGTCGAACTTTTTCAATCTGATTGTGATACTTTTGGTGTCAATTTAACTTGTGAGACGATTGACACAATATCGGATTATAGTGAAAAAGAAAAAGAGCATGAATGGCAGAAAAAACTTGGGACATTAAATCCGTCAACTGGTTATAACTACAAAGATCAGAAATGGAATAACCACAAAGACTGGGCTTTAAGCCATGGGAAAAGCACTAAAGGAAGAGAAAAATGGAAAGAAATATTAGAAAACAGTTCCGAACCATGTGTTCTGATTTCTGCGTGCATCACAAATTCCTGGCTCGGCAGAAACGGATTTGCAAAAGAATTAGGAATTTCCATAAAAGAGCTGAAAGAAATTGAATCCTATAAAAAAGAACCAACAATCAACCAGCTTAGAAAGATTAGTGAATTATCATCAATTCCTATGGATTATATTTATGTGCCAAATATTTTTTGATCAGGAGTAAGAAGAAAATTCTTAAAAGTAAATATAACCTAATCAAACCATATATAAGGAGGAAAACATGAAGAAATTTGAACGATACCTTATGATTGCTGACCTTATGGAAAATCATTTTGAAAAATAAAGTGCTCCGAAGGAGAGCTGAAACCTCTCGCCTCGGAGCTGTAAACCACTAAACCAACCTTAGCGGATTACAGGATAATCATATCATTTCTTCCTGTATTTCGCAAGAGAACAGGAGGATTTTTTATGAAGAAAACCGAGGATAAAAAAGTGACAAATTTTGAAGAGTTCGAAACTTTCTATGCAGTTGAAGTTGTAAGAGAGGCGAAAAAGCAGACTCACAAATGGTTTTGCGCATGGATTGTAACCATGATCGCATTAATTTTTTCAAACGCTGCATGGATGTTTATTAAGTAAGAAAGGAGGAAAGACTGTGGCAATCAGATATACCACAGAGCAAAAGAAATACATCCTTTTAAAAGGCAATATTGCAAAAAGGATGGAGGCCGAGCGAGTAAGTGATGCACAGATGGCAGCAATTACCGGAATGGCAGAAAATACTTTCCGTAAAAAGCGAAATAAGCCAGAAACATTCACGTATCCGGAACTGCGGCATATTTTTATTCGATTGAACTTTCCTAATGAGGAAATTTTGGAGGCTTTGACATGAAAGACTGGATAGATTCCATTCTGATTGGAGGGATAGCAACGTATCTTCCGTTCTGGACCTGGGACAACAGCCGTGACCAGATCATGGGAGCGTTGGGACTGATCGGAGCTGTGTACATAGCAAGGACGTGGAAAGAATGGACATGCTAGACATGCCAACTAAAAAAGGATCCTCAGAGCTGCAACTCAAATAAGGATCCAAGACAATATATTTCTTCTCCATTGTAGAAGGAAAGAAACCAAAAGTCAATACAAGGAGGAAATTATGAACGAAGAGAAAATCAGAGAAATATTTGATTTGTGTCTGAGAGTTTCAAGTGAAACAACGGCGCATGTGAATTTTGACTATACGGCGTGTGACGACATATCCAGAGTTTATATTTGTGTATTTAATGATGCAGGGGAGATCGTAAAACATTTTTCATTGCGCCAGTTTTACGACTTTGAGTCCGAATCTCAGAATTACGAAAATGCAAAGAAATGTCTTCTGGAACTGCTTATCAATGGGAGGTGTCCGTTAAATGAATCTTGAAGAATTAAGACTCCTCCCGAAGTGGGATATGGTTCTTGCAGTGAATATCTTGTTGGAGGAACTGAACAAGCGAAACGCTCCTATTGTTGATTGGGAGAATCCAGATATGTACGTGGATCATCTTGAATATCACGCCGCTGATTCCATTCAGAACGGTAAGACGGTTCCGGGCATGGGGGATAAGTCAGACGCAATCTATTGTTTTTTTAAGCAGTTAAAGGAGCCAGTCTATGAACGAAAGAATACAGGAAGTCTTGAGACTGATTGATGTTCAGCTCGCACTTGTTCCAGATAATCCAATAGAGGAACAGTACAAGGCAAGGACGTTGGCGAGTTACACGCAAGCACTAAATGGGCTTTTAGCGGCTCAGAAATCATGTAAGGAGGAAAGCAATGAGTGATTTTGAAATCCTTATTCCGGCAAGGAAGAAGCAGCCTGCAACCGATAAGGATAACCCGGTTGTGAAAGTATCACCGGAAGCATACAACGCACTGGTTGAAATCTATAATGAATCAACCTTATCCATGAAAGATATCGCAAGTTTGCTGATCGTTGAGGGTAGCAAGCATGTGGTTTACGACAAGGAGGAATAGAAGTGAATATATATGAGAAGTTAGGCATTATTCAGTCAAAGCTGAAAGCCCCTAAAGGACAGTACAATTCCTTCGGGAAATACAAATACAGGAGCTGTGAGGATATTCTGGAAGCTGTAAAGCCGCTTCTGGCAGAAACAAAAACCGTGTTAAACGTCACAGATCGGATGGAAGTTGTTGGAGACAGAATATATGTCAGAGCAGAAGCTCATCTAAACGACTGTGAAGATACCGGTGAGATTACAACCGTTGCTTATGCAAGGGAAGAAGAGTCTAAGAAAGGCATGGATTCTTCACAGGTGACAGGTGCAGCTTCATCTTATGCCAGAAAATACGCTTTGAATGGGCTGTTCTGTATTGATGATAACAAAGACAGTGATTCTACTAATACAGGTAGTAGTGGGAAAACAGCAGCTAAAAAGCCAGAATCAAAAGAACCTGTTGAGATGATTACTTCAGAAAATGTAATGAGCATCCAGAACATCATTGACAAATATCCGAGTTCTAACTTGTTTGAACAGATTAAAACTCGTTTCAAGGTAGACGATGTGAAAGGACTCACAAAAGAAAAAGGGCAAAAATGTCTCAAAATGTTGATTGAGTACGATAAGCAGCATGGTGGAAAGGAATAAAAAAATGAACAAAGTTATTCTTACAGGACGATTTACAAGAGATCCAGAAGTCAGATATACAAATGATGGAACATCAATCGCAAGATTTTCCATTGCAGTCAATAGAAGATTTGTAAAAGAGGGTTCTGATCAGAAAGCAGACTTCCTTAATTGTGTTGCATTTGGAAAGTCTGCGGAATTTATCGAAAAATATTTCAGAAAAGGTATGAAAGCAGATTTATCTGGAAGAATTCAGACAGGATCCTATACGAATAAAGACGGCGTGAAGGTATATACAACAGATATTGTTGTCGAGGAAATCGAATTCGGTGAAAGCAAAGGTTCTTCACAGGCACAGACAGCATCACCTACACCGAATCCAGAAGCCGACCCGGACGGCTTTATGAGCATTCCTGATGGTATCGACGAGGAGTTGCCATTTAATTGATACAGATTGATAGCAGGGAACATCAGAAAGTTATTGATGGCATTAAAAAGGCATTTGACGAGGCAGGGGAAAAATGGTTCGTGTCAAAGCTGTATGTAGGTGATTACATGAATTATGATAACCCGCGTTTGGTAGTTGATAGAAAACAGAACCTTGCAGAGTTATGCGGAAATGTATGCCAGCAGCATGAAAGATTCCGATCTGAAATTATCCGGGCAAATGAAGCAGGAATAAAACTTGTCTTCTTATGCGAACACGGGAAAGGAATCGAAAAGCTGGACGATGTTCTCTGGTGGGAGAATCCCAGGGCGAAGAAGCGGGTTAAGAAAAATGGTATCTGGATTGAGCAAGAACAGAAAGTTATGCACGGCGATACGTTGTATAAAATTCTATGCACAATGCAGAGAAAATATGGCGTTGAATTCCTATTTTGTGACAAGAAAAATACTGGAAAACGAATAATGGAGATTCTGTCGGATGGACAAAGAAACAATTAAACAGCAGAACAGTATGAGAGATGTTCTTTCCAGATACGGAATGATTCCGAACAGAGCTGGCTTTGTCAGTTGCCCATTTCATCCCAGTGACCGTACTGCTTCGTTGAAAATTTACAAAGACAGCTACTATTGCTTCGGATGTGGCGCGTCAGGAGATATTTTTACTTTCGTTCAGAATATGAATAATTGCGATTTTAAGACAGCATTTCAGATTCTTGGTGGAACATACCATAAACCTGATTTTTCGTCCAGAATGGCAATATATCACGCTCAGAAGCAAAAAGAAATGAGAGAGAAAGCAGAACGGAAGAAGAATGAAGAATTGCAGGAATGTTTGTCCGATATTGATTTTTACAGGTCTATTCTTGGCAGAGCAAGGCCATTATCAGATGGATGGTGTGAAGCATGGAACAGGTTGCAACTTGCACTATATCACCATGGATTCATAACAGGACTGGAAGAAGGTGATTAAAAGTGGAAATGATAAGCAAGCTCACGAAGGACTCTATTCTGGATGAAGAAGTGTTTGACGAGATATTCAAGCAGGAAGATGAGATTTACAAGGCGCGTTTGACATTGACTCTTCTGGACAGAGCGAAGGAGCTTGGAGTTAAAAAGAAATTTGAAGATTTACTAAAAGCTTACACCAAGGTTCAGAAGCAGATAATCGAGCAAGAGAAAAGCAATAGGACATTGTCTATGCTGGATCAGTGGACGAACTTCTCTGATTGCGAATACGACAGAATGAAGTGCCTTAACTGGGTAGCGGATGATGATGGAATTAGAATATCAAATACGAATCCAGGATCACCGGATATTATAGCTTGTTATCACCCTATTCTTCCAATCGAACGAATGAAGAATCTGGAGACTGGGGAAGAACAGATAAAGTTAATCTATAAGAGGAATAATAAATGGTCCGAGGTTATTGTGCCAAAAACTATGGTTGCATCATCTACTAAAATCGTTGGCTTATCTGCGCTTGGGATTTCAGTGACATCCGAGAATGCGAAGTTTCTTGTACGGTATCTGTCAGACGTTGAGAATGCAAATGACGATTATATCAACATCCAATATTCTTCTAGCAAAATCGGGTGGATTCGAGATTATTTCTTACCCTATGACAAGGATATCGTATTTGATGGTGATATGAGATTTCGGCAGTTATACGAAAGTATCAGTGTAGGTGGCAGCAGAGCAGAGTGGTATGAACATGTAAAAAAGGTTCGTGCTACTGGAAGAATCGAACCAAAAATCATGTTAGCTGCAAGTTTTGCAAGCATTCTAATTAAACTGGTCGGTGCTCTTCCGTTCTTTGTGGATTTATGGGGCGAAACCGAGGGTGGTAAGACTGTAACACTTATGCTAGGAGCTTCTGTCTGGGCGAATCCAGGCGAATCCAGATACATAGGAGATTTTAAAACAACCGATGTGGCCCTGGAAGCAAAATCCGATATGCTCAACAACTTACCGCTGATCCTGGACGATACTTCCAAAGTATCGGCTAAAATCCGGGATAATTTCGAAGGAATTGTATATGACCTGTGTTCCGGAAAAGGAAAGAGCCGTTCCAACAAGGAGCTGGGTGTTAACCGGGAGAACCGCTGGCAGAACTGCATTCTGACCAATGGTGAACGTCCGCTTGCAGGATATGTCAGTCAAGGTGGAGCAATTAACCGAATTATTGAGGTTGAGTGTTCTGAAAAGATTTTTGATGATCCACAGCTTACCGCAGATACCCTTAAAAAGAACTACGGATATGCAGGAATCGACTTTGTGAACGCAGTCAAGGAAATGTCCATTGATGATATAAAAGCCCTGCAAAAGCACTATCAGGAGCTTATACAGGACGATGACAAGATGCAAAAACAAAGTATATCTATGAGTATCATTCTGGCAGCAGATAAAATCGCAACAGATCAGCTGTTCCATGATGGTCAGTACATTGACATTGAGACGGCTAAGAATCTTCTGACAGAGAAAGAAATGGTATCTGAAAACGAACGTGCTTACTGGTTCGTGCTTGATAAGATTGCCATGAACGGAATTAAATTCGATGATAACCCAGATATAAAAACAGAAAGGTGGGGAATTATCGACAATGATCCGGTAGAGAAAACATCAACTGCAATAATCTATAGCGCAGCGTTTGATGATTTATGCAAAATCGGAAGATTCTCCAGAAAAGCATTTTTGTCATGGGCTGTTAAGAAGGGACTTGTGGAAACCGACAGCAGAGGTTATCCGACCAAAGCAAAGAAACTGGACGGAATTGTCACCAAATGTGTGTTTTTGAAAATTGTAGATGAAATTCCGAAAGGATTCGTGAATTGCAATGATGATTTTGAGATTACAGACGATATTGTGTTTGATTAACAAACAATTCGTTCAAAAGGTAACCGGGTAACCTAGGTAACCTTTGATTCTGCATATATATATTTGAGTATTTATATGCACATATTGAGTATAAAAGTTTCCCTATATGAGAAAGTCAGGGTTACTCGGTTACTCGGTTACCATGCAGTAAAATCAAGGGTTTGCGGATTTTTAAACGGTTACGTTTCGGTTACTGACGGTTACTTATATTATATACCTAATATATATAATATATAAAATAATTTTTAAAAATTAAAAGAGCGTATACAGTGTGCAGAATATTGTATACAAAAAAGGATGTGAGGAATTGAAACTAGAAGCTAAAGATATTCCGATCATGCACAAGTTCATGCCGGAGTTTTGGAAGACAATAAAAGAATTTTATGGAATTGAAGATAACGACGAATACTGGCATGCATTGACAGAAAGAGCAAACGAACTTCGTGAAGTGTATCCAGACAGTCTAGTTGATTATCTAACAATGGCTTTTGTCAAATGGGCTGATGATACTCACAGAAAGGAGCGTGAGAGAAATGCCATATAACACAGCAAGAAAGTACTATGAGGGTATCCAGACAAGGAAAGATGTATATCTGTACATCATAAGATACTTGAAAGAACATGATTATCCGCCAAGTATTCCGGATATTGCAGCAGGACTGAGTATATCTAGCCATACCGTACAGAACCATTTCGGTGAATTGCTGGAAAGTGGCTTACTTGCGACAGACAACCCCGGCACGCCACGAGCGTACCGAGTGACAGGATACAAGTTCAGAAAGGTGAAGGGAAATGAGTAGCAAATTAAAAGTCAAGAAAAAGACCAGATTTCCTGTTCAGACTCCTAATCAGGCAGCTCATGCGTTTGGACGGGCTATGCAGAACTGTCAGAGCCAAATTAAAGACATGGAACAGAAAGCCTATGAAGATGGTTTTACCGTTGGCGAGGATTGGAGCAACACGATCAACACCGTCACAACAATGATGGCTCTGAGACGCTTATATGGCTTTTCCACGAAGCGATTGCTTGATGTGATAAGAAACTGCCAATGAGTACGTTGAAATGGCAAATAGAGGTGAAATGAGCGTTCTGAACATGATACAGGACATTGAAAAGAACACAGATGTAAGATTTGACGAGATGAATAAGAATCTGGTTAAGAAGATGGGAGTATAAAATCATGTACTAACTGCGTAATAGTGCACTTACTTACATGGCGAAAGGAAAATGAGAATGAAGCAGAAAACACCGGAACAGGAATTAGAACTGTTAAGAATAAACCTATTACATGAGCGTGCTATCTGGGAGCACATAAACGAAAATGGCTGTAATGATCCGTTTTGGGCGGATGGATGTAATATGAATCTAACCAGAAATCATATTCTTTCATACAGAAATGAGATTGCAAATTGTTGCGAGGAACATAATCTTCCACTTCCAGAAGAATACTTTCTAAAAGTACCGCCAGAAGTTGACGATGATTATATGGCGAACTTTAACCAGAAAGCCCGTGTAGATAGATTGAAACAGCAGGGCGATACATTAAGCCGGAAGAAAAAGAAGTTTATTGATGATGGACAGATGGAGTTTTGTTGATTAACCATGTAGTTGCTTACATGGGGAAAGTGAGGATGTAGTGACAGAACAGGAAAAGAAAGAACTTTTGGACGAACTTGAAAAGCGCATTGACGAAAAATACAAAGGTTGCCTTACCAGAGAAGACGTTGCAACCACATTAAAGACACCAAGAGAAAAGTGGTTCAGAGATGAGAAAGGAAGCGGAAGAGGCTCTCTAATGACGGATGCTTTTGATTCTTCCATTATCTCATGGCAGGTCTGGGAAACAATCAGAAAGTTGGCTTGTGTTATCTGCGGTAAGCAGTATGTTAGACAGCTTGCAAATGTAGAAAACGCAGATGAGGTAGCAGAGAAACTTTGCCAGTTCGTTTATGATTTGAAGATGGATTTTAAGAAACAGGAGGGTACGGAATGAGAAAGTACACAATAAATCTTCCAAGAGGACTGGAAGTGGATATTTTCAATCTGCCAGAGGACTTCAAAGAGCAGGTTGAGCAGGCATTCAGAGAGTATACATCTGGAACAGCAAAAGCGTATATGTATTAAACTGTACTAAATTCGTAATTAAACTCTTGACAGATACTCACCTGTACGTGT